CAAGAACTGGATTAAAATCATCATAATATTCTTGATCTGCCCCAGGAGTTTGATCGTTGTCCACCAGAAGCTTTCTCTTATAATCGTTAGGGTTTCTTATGGAATAGATCAAGATAGGTTTAATAACGCTATTAACGTAGTTATACTCATCCTCATTCTCCGTCCAAGGTAAAACAGATTCTCCATCTTTCTTACCGAACAAAATCCTCATTACCTTCTCAAGTTTAGGAGCATATCTAAGGTAAAGATCCTGCCCAGGCTTCATCAACGTTATCTTGGTATCTGCATTCAATTGCAGATCTTCCCTCTGCGAAAAAAGCATTTTATTTTTCATATTATTTACCAACCTCTTAAAAGAAAACATTTACAACTTATAATTAATCTAAACATATGTGATCACTCCCCGTCCTGAAGGGTGGGGCTTCTACGGCTCAACCAAAAAGTTAAGTTCACCGACAGATTGTAATCCCAATCTGAGTATATTTACAGCAGCGTTTTGGTCCCTATCCATTTCTAGGTCGCAGAATGGGCATTTATGGATTCGGTCCTTCAACTGCTTTGGAACCAACGCTCCACAGAAAGAACACATCTGAGACGTATTTCTGGGGTCTACAAAGATCGCTTTCGAACCGGCACTTTCAGCCTTGTAAGAAATTAATCGAAGGAGAAGACTCCAAGAAGCGTCTGAAATAGACTTAGACAGCCCTCGCGTTCCATCTCTGAGCATTGATTTTATATTTAGATTTTCGAGACAAACTACGGAATACTTTGTTACCAACTTATGACTTAGTTGATGAGCAAAATTAGAACGTTTATTAGCTATTCTCTCATGAATTCTCTGGATAACCCTTGTTATTTTCTTCCTTTCTGCGGAACCTTTAGGAAGTTTATCTCGTTGACTTTGTTTCTTAGCTAATAATTGTTCTTCAGATCGGAAAAACCTAGGATTATCAACAGCCTCTCCGTTAGAGAAAGTCATAAATTTGTCTAATCCAAGATCTATTCCAACTACTGGACCGTTATTAGAGGGCGCGTCTACAGATTTTTGTTCTACGGAGAAGGTAACATACCATTTCCCTCTTATAGTTCTAATAACGGTCAATGTTTTTATTTGACCTTTGACCCTTCTGTGAATTTTTATTTTAATATCTCCGATTTTAGAGAGATAAAGAGTTTTGCTATTTTTTATTTTAAAACCACACTGAGGGTATGTAAACGAGTTGTACCGGCCCCTTCCTTTAAATCTAGGATACCCAGGATTTTCATGGTTTTTGACACGCCTAAAGAAGGCTTTAAAAGCGAGATCAACCCTTTCTTGGACATTCTGTAAAACCTGAGAAAAGACGCCCTTCAACTCTGGTTTCTCGGCCTTCCATGTCGGAAGTAATTTGTGGGAATCGTACATAGAAACATTCTTTTTCTCCGACTCCCACATATTTTTCCTGTAGGCCAGAGTCTGGTTATAGGTCCACCTACAAAGATCGATAGTTTCTTCTAAAGTACGTACCTGAGCTTTAGTTGGAAACACTCGGAATTTATAGGATTTATTCATGGGAGTAGTTGGGTTTATGTTTTAATGATATTTATAGATTACGATTGGTATTTAACAAGGATAAAAGTTTTATTGAGTTATGGTAAATTATTTAATTCTAATTTTTAAAACAAACTTTATAAGAACTTGTTTCTTATATATTACTTTAAAATTGGTCTTGAGCTGGGGGCTCATGTCTTCGCCGAACATCAACTGGTATAAGGAGAATTGTAGCCGATGGTGTAGTGATATTTTTGTTAACGGAGACGGAGAGATCGAAGAAGTTAGTTTTGTTGAGATTTTAGATTTTGATGAAATATATTATAAGGAATATTTAGAATGGTGGAATTCGTTAGCAATTGAGTTAGAAATGTATGAATTATTGAGTGGGATATAAAGGTGGATGGTTTTTTTATTTAATTCATAATTTTAAAATATGTATTTAATTGTTAGAGGAGTTAGGAAGAAAGATGTCTGATTTTAAAGGCGATATTCAATCTAAGTTAGAGAAAGGAATACTTAATCAACGAGTATCTAACAAGGATTTAATACTTGCCGCCATGAACCCGCTGGTTCAAGCTTTGTCTGGAACCGACACACAATTAAAATTCTCTAAACCATTTTATCATAATGTCTACGACCCAAAAGGAAAAGTAGACGTAGAAATGAGTTATGATATTGCCGAAAATTTAGAAGATATCGATTTCTTTTCTTGGGCTCAGGTTGCAGATTCTGACGGGTTTAGAGGCGGTCGCGGGGTTGCTGAACTTGCTTGGGGAAAAGATTCCAACTCTGGATACGTAAATTATACTGCTATGCAGAGAAGGCCGTATGATTCGTTCATACGACCTAAAAATGATAAAATAATTAGCACGGCCCTTCGCTGGAAGGGTATGTATTACGATAATGAAGGAACCCTTAATTTTGATCAAACTATAAATTCTGGGACTAAATCTGGAAAAATAGTCAGTTTGGATAAAAATCAAGTATTTTCTTTATCTCCATTGGGATCTAGATTCATAGATGAAAGCATATTAGAATACCTTTTGCCATATATCGATCTAGCTGCTTACAGCTTTGATTTGATTTATGTTGTAATGAACGAACAAATCAATCCTAAAGATTTAGTTATAACAGACGAAAACTTGCCTGGAACGTCAGATATTGCAAAAAATATACTAGAAGGGAATAATTCTATTGAGAATACACCTATTCCGCCCAATATGAGCTTGAATCGTCCTCATTATTACGATCGGCAAGATATACTTTCGTTCTATAATTTCGCTACGCGAGAACTCTATAAGATAGTTTTTCCGATTTCTGCGCTTTCAGACGGAGGGGAGGGTAAGTCGGCGCTACTCGATAATAGCTCGGCCAGCGCAAAAATGTCAACTTTCTTTGCTTATATTCAGTCTGGTAGGTTAAAATTCTGTAGAGAAGCCAGCAAATTGGGAAATAACTGGTTGGATATTAACGGATTCAAAAAGAAGGGATATCGTTATTCTCTGATCCCAGCCCCGATTGAACCAAAAGATACTCAAAACGAATTAAAAATCATGATCGCAGCCAGAGGGAGCGGAGATATTAGCCAACAAGAGTACAGGAACTGGATTAACAGCAGTGTAATTGGAATCCGGCTCCAAGAAAATTTTGAGTCAGAAGAGGATTTAGGACAAAAGGTCCAACCCAAAGTAGACTCCGCGGTTTCCAAAGTGTTAGATAAAGTCGCAGATGGAGATGATCCCATCCAAGCTATGGCTGATGTGGTAGCGAGGTAAATAAGCAATGAAAATAATATTTTATCCCCTCTTCAGCTCTTAATTTTTCTAAATAGACTTTTGTATTACAATTCCAACAAAGAAATCTATATTCCTTCTTTAAGGACTTTGGCCAATTATTTTTTCTAAATATATCAATCAATTTTATTCCGCTTCTTCTTGTTCTGATTTTTCTGTCTTTTTTAGCATCTCCATTCTTGTGGTCTATACATAAAAATTTCAGGTTAGACTCGCCACATCTTTCACACGGTCCAAAAAAATTAAAAGCTTCTTTCCAAATTCGAACATATCTTCTTTGATATCGATCAAGATCTTTTTCGGGCTTGTCAAAATAATTTCTTGATTCTTTGGCGCAGTTGTGGTTATAACATAAAATTTGATAATTTTCTTTAATGTATTCTTCGGGCCAACCTAATTTTTCGAGGCGTGCCATTAAACGACTTCTTCCTTTTCCGAGAATTTTACGTTCTTGTTTTCCGTTGTTTTTAATATGATCTATGGTAAGAACATCTCGGTCTTTTATTCCGCATTCTGCGCACGAGTCTCCTAAAATAGATAGAATTTTATTGAATAAAATTTCTTGTTTCCTTTGTCCTTCATATTTTGTTGTGATCCAGTATTTTTCATATTGTTTTCTTTTGAGGACCTCTTTATTTTCTTTTTTGTAAATCCTGTCTTTTGCGATAATCTCTTCTTTATTTTCCTCGCGATATTTTTTAGATCTTTTTCTGAAAACGTGTGGGTTTTCCCAATAGCGTTCTTTAGCCTTTTGATCGACTTTCTCTTTATTATTTTTGTAATATTCTTTTGTTTTTGCTATGTATTGTTCGGGATTATCTGCGTATTTTTCTCTATTACGTTTATTTATTGTTTCACGATTTTTGTTTACATAATCGAGTGCGCGTTTTCTGTTTTCTTCTGGATTTTTCCAATATTGGTTCCTAGCCAATTCATTGTACCTTTCTCGGTTTTTCTCTCTATATTCTCTTTGTTTCCTTAATTCCTCTTCGTGATTTCTCCTCCTTCGTTCTCTTTTTTGAGCATTAATTTTTTCTTTGTTTTCCTCATAGTAAGCTTTTCTCCTTGTTTTCTCTTTTTCTTTTTCTTTTAAAGATAAGATATCAGACATATTATTCAATAAAGGTTTAATACTATATAAACTTTTCGGAGGCTATAATTTTATTTATAGACGGTTTAAAAATGATTGTCTCTAATCCTCCATTCTTTTAAAATATCTACATTCTCCTTCCATTAAACATTTT